CCTTCTGCAACTAATTTGACACGTTGCTCTACCACTGCTTGCCTATCCTGAGCAAATTCTTTAATCTCTTTGGCTAGGGCTTGCACAACAAACTTTTGAAGTTTGTCTTGGTTTTCTAACTGAACTTTACGGTCTGCACGTAAGTCTTTAATTTCTTCTGCTAATCTAGTTACCATAAAGTTATTAAAAGTCTTTGCACTTTCTGAAAGTTTTTGTTTTGCTTTTACACGGTCTTCATTAATTGCTTTCTTCTCTGCGTGAAACTCTTTAATTTCTTCACTTAGAGATTCAGTTACCATCTTGTCAAGGGCTTCTACCATCACACTTCGGTCGTGTTCGTATCTTTGAGCAAACTCATTTCTGAGTTCACCGCGGACTTGATCTTTGGCTTCATTTAACTGTGCGTCCCAAGTGTTTTTTAATTCACCTGCAACATCCTCAGTGATGAGGCCTGAATCAACTAATGGTTTGATAGCATCTAACATGCTGATTTCCCCTCTATTATATTTTTAAGTCTTTTATCAGACGAGTAATTTCGTCTTTTAAAAAACGTTCTACTTGCTTGTTGCCTCTTGCTTCTCTTGCTACTTCTAGTACTTTATGTCCGTGTCTCATATTCATAAGACCTTCGTAAATTGCTTTTGGATATGCATTAGGAGCACTTGGTTGTGCAACAACGTCTACAGTGATTATTTCAAAATCACTTACACGGCCATCTAGGTCGTTAACGTTTCCGCTACCGCGACTAGACACACCGAGTTTTACCCCTGATTCCAACATAGTCTGAACTAACTGACCCATTGGAGTTGGTAAAATCTTTAATTTGCCATAGCCGTTTGGACCATCCATCCACATCTTAGTAATCATGTGAGATACACGATCTAAGTTGATTTTTAAGTCATCTGGATGATCTACTTCGCCTAAGACAGAATGTCCTTCTTTGATTTGCTGATTTAAAGTGTCTACAGCATTTTCTATCTCAGAGATAGGGTAAACACGCTCATTTGCGTTTTTTACCCCGCCCTGAATAAAGATACCCTGCATATACAGAGTTTTTAAATCACTATCGTTCTCCTTAACAGATTCGACCACCATTTCTGCGCGGTCGAAAGATAAGTGTTCTTTGAGATACAAAGCCATTTGTATCAGTTCCTTACGCTATTGGAGATTTAGTATTAACGCCTGAAGCCTGTGAAGTAACTGGCTTAGGAGCGTTATCAAGTTTTACGTTCTTTTTACCAGGAACGTTTTTGAATGAAGAAGCGCCGTCTACATCTTTTGCTTGAGGAGCAGGACGACCTTTCTCGTCATTACCTTTATCAAAATCTACAGGCTTGCTGTCCATTCCTTTTTGACCTGAATTTGCGTCTACAGGGCTCTTGGTGTTTTCACCATTGTCGCCACCGTGTGGATATTGAATAGCGGCTTTCTGAAGATTAACTGCTTCTGCAACTAATTCTTCATCATCAACGTCTACATCAACGTCTACATCTTCGCCTTCTTCATCTTCGATGTCATGCAAATCAGCGTCCATTTCGTCATCACGACCTTCTAAGTCGTCTTCTTTGCTCATAACTGCGTCAAACTCAGCCATTAATTGGTCGATTTTGTCTTCGATGCGAACCACTGCGTCTTCGACTTCTTCTGATGAACTATCTTCATCTTCGTCTTCGATGTCAAAGATTTCTTCAGAATCGACTTCGATTTCTTCTTCGTCTTCCGCAATGCCTGATTCTTCAGCATTGATCTCGTCTGCTAAATCGCCGACTTGACCGCCCATGCCTTCTTCTAGGTCATCGTCCATCATTTCTTCTGCCATGATAGACTCATAAATTTCTCTGGATTTTTCTACGATGATCTCGTGGAATAATTCTTGTGCTTGTTCCTCGTTCTCATTGATTACGAGGTCAATAAGTTGTTCAAATTTCTTATTTTCCATTATTGTTCTCCTGATGGTTAAATGGCTTTGTAAATTTATTTAGTGTATAGCACACAAAAGTACGTTTTAAGTACTACTTTTTTGCGTTTTTGGTGATTTATTGGCGAAAAGTGGCTAAAATCAATAATTTGATTTTAAAAATATTTAACTTTATAATGTAGGAGCCGCACCTTCTTCAGGTTTTGCTCCATACATTTTTCTTACTTTTGCTAAATGTTTTGCCTTTTCATAATTTCTTACGTCAAGCATTTTACGCAATTTTCTAATCTGACTTAATGTTAATTTAGTCTTCCTAGAAGTTCTCCATATAGGTTTAGAGTTGTCGGTTTCGACATCCTGAAATCCGGGTATTGCGGCATCAAACATTTCAAAAAGTTTCATAATACTATTTATTCTTTATGTTACCGGAGCCGGCATTGGTTCTGCCCCAGTATCAGGTCCTGCAACTGGTGGTGCAACGTCTACGCCAAGTTCTCCTGTATCTTCTGCTTCTTCTCCGGCTTCAATTTCATCATTTAATTCTATATCAGCATCAAAATCGCCAGTAGATACACCAATATTTCTAAGATCAGAGCCAGCTGGATCTGTATCGACAGTTTCAGTGTTTTCTTCTTCCCACATTTGCTCATTTTTAATGATTTCTTCTTCACTGAGGCCTAAGAATCTTTCCATAGCAAAACGCTTACTCATATATGGAAACGCTTCCATAGATGCAAAAGTAGCGACTCTTGCAGTATCTAACTCGCTTTGTCTATATGCGGCAAAGTTTTGTGGAGCATTAAATTCTAAATCGAATAGTTGAGTATCAATATTAAAGCCTCTCCAACGCAAGAATAATTTAAATTCTTCATTTAGAGTGCTACAAATATAATTTTGTAGTCTTTCGCAATATTGATTGAACCTAAATTCTTGTATCATAGCAGTACCAACTCGACCGTCATTAAGAGGTGTTGTGTTGTCGTCTGGGCCTGTAGGTAAGTATGAACTTGGCACACGCAACCCACGTGCTAATCTGTTGTTGAAATATTTCAAGTCATCAATCTCGCCCAAATTTTGACCACCGGGTAATACTTCAACTGAAGATCCTCTACCTTCGGCTGTTACAGGGAAGAAGTAATCTTCATTCATTGATAATGGATTGTATGTAGCATCTACTACAGACGCACCGCCATGTACACTTGGAATACGTCTTTGATGTATTTCGTTTTTAACTCTATCTACAAATGCCATTGCTAAGTGTGATGGCATGTTACCAACATCGATCTTAAACATTCTACGTTCTGGTGCACGTTGTACACGATAGATAAGAACAGCATCTTCTAATAGTTCTTTTTGTTTGTAAACTTTAAAAATGTTTTCTAAGATTGACTGTCCAAATGGCCAAAAACGATCTAAGCCTTCAGTTAATGATAAGTGAACAACATGATTAGAATCGACTGCTGATTCTGCTTGTCCTAAAGTAAATCTACTTCCAGACGTGTTGTATGGCATAGATGGAACTGTGTAACCACCTCCGCCTGCACCGCCACCGCCACCAGTACCACCTAATCCAGTTGTCGGATTAGCGGCAAAGTCTGTGTTTGTTTTTTGTGCTACGGTTAAGTTTTGTAGATTGATATTAATATCTTTAATAACATATTGTTCTGGTAATTTACCTTCACTTTCGTTAACAATAACTTTAATAACTTTGACCATGTCAACCCAGTACAGTTTAAAGTTTTCTGGATCTCTTACAAATACTTGATCACCATACTTGATAGTGTTTCTAAAAATCTTAAACATTCTAGTGTCAAATTCATTCAGTTTACACCATTGTTGTAATTGTTTTGTTAACAACTCTGCTTCATGTGGAGTGGGTTCTTCTTTAAAAGATATTGCAAATGGTGTTTTGTTATGTTCGTTCTTTTGTGTAGAGAATTCTGCAATGATGTCTAAACATGCATTGATCTCTGCATCAACATCCATCATTTCATATTGATTATATCTTTCGATTCTGTTTGGGTGACCTGTGTAGACTTCAGGCAACCTACTCATGTAGTTTTTATAGCCAAAATCTGTGTTAGAATATCCGGCTTCAGAAGGTCCTACCCCATTCCAACTACCAGAGTTACTGTTACCACCCGAAATTGGACTAGATTGACCGCTCTTATTTAAAAATTTCTTTGTATAAGCCATTTAATGGACACCCTCATAGATTTATTCTATATTATATATTTAGTTAAACAGCAGAATAGTCTACAATTTTTTGGGTTAACGAATTTGTATCTTCACTAATAAATTTCAATTCTGCTAGTTCTTTTGCTATCATACCTAAGAGCCTTGTTTGATCTTCTATCATTTGTGTGGGTGATCTGTCTTCCTGTACAGGTAATGGTACCGGAGTAAAAACGCCTTCTTCTTCTACTTCTGCTTCTTCTTCGCCATCTAAGTCTACAGTTGTAGGTGCAGATATACCAAAAGGCATTGCTTCTGAAACAAATCTATCTCTTAATGATGCTATAGAACCATCAATACTTGCAGACATGCCTTCTAGCATAGATGCGGGGTCAGCGCCGCCAAATTCCATATCAGTTGGTGCTACAGATACTAACGAGTCAGGTATAAATTGATCTTTTAGTCCTGACAACATCTCTCCGATATTTAAATCTCCGAATAGAGGACTCTGTGTTTCTTCAAATTGTCCTGTTGCTTCTTCTGCCCGTTCTGCGGCTTCAGGATTTAACTCGTTAAGTCTGTCCCAAAGACCCATTGTTTCGGGTCCTTCGGATTTAGGTATTAAGTTTTCTATGTCGTCTGATGACAGCAGTGATTCAGCACCAGTTTTTACTATGCCTTCTACATCACCAAATGTTGATCCAATTACTTCTGATAAGTTTCCAAT